CAGCGACCAGCCGTCCAAGGGTGAGTTCAGCGCGGCGATCACCGCCATCGCCGTGGCGGGCTACACAGACCCCGGCGCAACCAACGCAGTACGGAATTTTCGCATTCCCGGATCAGTCAACCTGAAGCCGGGCCGCGATTTATTTCGCGCGCGTTTGATCGAGTTTCATCCAGATCGCGAGTACACCCTGCCGCAGATCTGCGCGGCGCTGGAGGTGACGCCAGCGGAGGCGGACACCGCCCGCAACTTGGCGTTCAAACTGCGCGACACCGGCATGGACACCGTGCTGGAGTGGCTGAACGACAAGGCGCTAGTGCTGTCGCACGTCAACGGTGAGGGGTGGATGGGCATCGTGTGCCCCAACAGCGCCATGCACTCGGACGGCCAGATCGGAGCCCGCTACAAGCCGCTCGACCGCTCGTTCTGTTGCTACCACGGCCACTGCGATGGGTTCAATACGCAGGCATTTCTATCGTGGGTGCATGACAACGGTGGGCCGCGCGTCTCGCCAGGTTTGCGCGACGAGTTGCTGGCGCAGCATATGCAGTCTACGCTGTCCAAGTTGTCGCCCACAGAGGCGTTCCCTGACGAGGCCGCGCGCGTCATCGCGGAGGTGGAGCGCAAGGAGGTCGGGCGAGTAGACAAGGCGCAGTGGTACGAGCGTTTCGCTTACGTTGTGGAGGACGACGCCTATTTCGACATGGACGCCCGCACCGAGTTGAGCCGTGGGTCTTTCAACGCGATCTTCCGCCACGTCAACTGCAAGTCGATCCATTTGAGTGGCAAAAACGCCCGCCGGATTGAAGCGTCGGTCTGCTATGACGAGAACCGCGCCGCCGCCAACGCCCGCCTGTTGCGCGGCATTACCTACGCTGCCGGTGACGGCGTCCTGGTCGCCCGTGACGGCGACGTGTACGGCAACCGCTGGCGTGACGCCCGGCCCAGCTTGGACGGCGTCGCAGCCGGTGACGTGTCGCTCTGGATCAAGCACTGCCAGGCGCTGGTGCCTGAAGAGGCCGAGTTGCAGCACTGCTTCGACGTGATGGCGTTCAAGCTCCAGAACCCCCGCGTCAAGATCAACCACGCGGTCCTGCACGGCGGCGACGAGGGGTCTGGCAAGGACACCATGTGGGCTCCGTTCATCTGGAGCGTCTGCGGCGCGGGTCTTAAGAACCGGGGTCTGGTGGATAACGATGGGCTTAACTCCCAGTGGGGCTACGCGTTGGAGTCGGAGATTTTGATCCTGAACGAACTGAAAGAGCCGGAGGCGTCGCAGCGTCGCGCGCTTGCCAACAAACTCAAGCCCATCATCGCCGCCCCGCCGGAGACGCTGCCGATCAACCGCAAGGGTCTGCATCCCTATGACATGGTCAACAGAATGATGGTTTTGGCATTCACGAACGATCCCGTGCCGATCTCGATCTCGTCTGGCGACCGCCGCTGGTTCTGCATCTGGTCGTCCGCCGGGCGCATGGACCCCAGCGCGGCGCAGGATATGTGGCGCTGGTATCGCTCCGGCGGGTTCGAGACCATCGCCCGGTGGTTGGCTGACCGCGACGTGGCTAAGTTCAATCCTTCTGCGCCGCCCATGTGGACGGAATTTAAGGAGAACCTGATCGAGAACGGCATGAGCATGGCGGAAAGTTTCATTCTGACGCAGATCCGCGCCAGAACGGATGAGTTCAGGCTTGGCGTTGTCGCCACGCCGTTCTACGGCATCTGCGACCGCTTGATGGCGGTCGGCCCCGCAGGCGTCAAGATCCCGCCCTCTGCGCTGCTCCACGCCCTCAAGGAGGCCGGATGGATCGACCGGGGGCGTGTGGCGTCTGTGGAGCATCCCAGCCGCCGCCATGTGTTCGTCGCGCCTGAGTTCGCCAAGGAGCGCAAGACCACGCTGCGGAACATGCTGGAGCCTGGCGCAAGCGGCAATGTTGTTAATATGCCTGGTCGGCGAGCCTAACGAAAGACCCCCGGCGCGTGAGCGACCGGGGGCAAGTTGCGTTTAGGACAAACACTAGAACTAGGCTACTAGACACCTCGCAATCTACGCCGGGGCGGACGCCCCAGCGATCCGGCGCATCGCCAGATTATTTTAGCGGCCTTGCCGCAGACTCATCATCATCGCGCAGCGCACGGGTAGCGACGGACCACGCGCTTTCAATCTCGCGGGGCGGAATGTCTTCGATCACGCGCAGCGCCGCCCGCAGGTTCTCGATCTGATACTGGTATCGTTCAGTCGCCTCGTCAATCGCGTTGGCGGTGGCGCGCTCGTCGATCTGTAAGATGTCAAGCAGCGCGCCAATCTCGCGTTCCATCTCGTCGTGGAACATGGCCTGCTTACGGCCCTCGCAATAGTAAGCAAGCATGGCCGCCTCATGAATGGCCTTGCCTGCGATCTGGATCTTCACATATGTGACCGCATCGTGTTCGTTTACGTCGATCTGGAATGACATGCTAGGCTCCCCTGGTTGACGGTGGACCATCGCACGGCAGCGCGATGGTGTAAAGGATTATTCTGCGTCTAGTGCTTTGCGGGCGATGTCGCAGATGCGAGTGCTGTCGAAAAAATTGTCGATGACATCCCGCAGCGCCTCTTCCAGCTTCTCGATGCGGATGGCCGCTTCTGGTCCGTCTGGATTTCGAATTTGGCTGACATACCCATTTTCAAATCGCTCTAAGATGGTTTGATCGCGCAGCCGCTTCACAAGATCATCAGTCATCTCATTTGCTCCCTCTGGCTATGCGAACCACAGCGTCAATTAGACCGATGACGAGGCCGCATTTTACGATAAACTCTAGTGCCTCAAACACCATTTATCTTCCTCCCCATTGTTGGGTTAGGGCGCCCGCGCACGTCAGGGTTAGGCCAGACCCATATCTCGCCAGTGTCGTCTTGGATGCACACCCATAGCAGGTGGTGTTCGTCGCCGTTGTCGATCAGGAAGTGCGCCAGCGCCCGCCCTAGCGGCGTGGTGAGGGGCATGGTCGGGTTCAATTGCAGCATCATGGTTTGCCCTCAGTCAGGAAGGCGGGCACGTCCAGCGGCTCGTCGTCTGGCCGGTTGGGCATGGTCGCGCGGGGCAGCTTGCGGGCGTCGGCCAGGTCGCGCACCACGAGTTCGAAGTAGCCTGCGCCGTCTTGCCAGTGGTCCAGATAGCTAGGGTCGCCGCACAGGATGCGCGCCACCTTGTCGGCGACAACCTCCAGCGCCTGCGCCTGCGCCACGTCCAGCCGTTGCCAGTTGCGCGATGAGCGCATCAAGGTCTTGATGGCTTGCGAGTAGCCCGCGACTTCGCGGAACGCGCCGTGGGTCTGCTCGCGGTCGGATAGAATGTCCTGCGTGTTCATTTCGTAACCTTTCTTGCATGGTAGCGTTGGACGGAATTGATGACGGTGGTGTGGTCACGCGAGACTAACTTGGCGATCTGTAGGTAGGACCACTTGCGCTCGCGCAGTAGAACGTAGATCTCAGCGCGGGCGTTGACGTGCGCCATGCGGTTGTTGCGCGCGATCAGGTCGGGCCAGGTTAGCCCATGTTTGTATAGCACGGGCAGGATGACCGCCTTCGTGTCGGGCGAGCACATCGCGCCCGGTAGCAGGTCGGGCGGCGGCGATGGTAGCGCCAGCGGTTCGGGCGCAGGCGGCGGCGCGACGGGCGCAGGGTCGGGCGCCTGCGGTTGCACCCAAAGCAGGGCGGGCGGGGCGGGTCGCCCGTCCAGCCTGGCGCGCACAGCCTTGTAGTGGGCGGTCAGCTCTTCAAAGTAGCTCATGGCACCATCTCCATGAGCCATGCGCGCGCGTCGCGCTCGTTGCGGGCGTAGCCCAGCGCGCCCAGAACGGTCACGCATCTCCAGGCCCGTGCTTTTGAACGGCAATAGGTGACTGGCGCGTACACGCCCAAGACGCGCCCGTAGTAGGACACCGTCCGGGTACGGTCATCATGGATTTGGGTTGTGGTTATCATAGGTTCACCCCTTTAGCGTTGGTCGCTTGTGGAGCTAATCAAGCGGGTCTTAAGCCACTCGTCCAAATCGCACCGCCGATAGCGGACTGCTCCACCTAACTTGCAATACGCTGGACCCTCGCCTGTCACG